ACCTAATGTAAACTACTGCATAGGCAAGGGCGGAAAATATAAAACCATATTGGTTTGTTATTATTGCATAGGCTATCCATAAGCATTCATTAAATAATAAAACAAACCATCCCCATTTATCTTTTCGTCCGACAAAATATATGCCTGCAACACCGATAACCGCTAATACCCATGACCACCACATATACTTATTGTATCAAAGTTTGGCGGTAAAGGCAAGGCGCAAAATAGAACTATCAAACCTTCTTATGCCCTAAAAGGGCACTAACGGTGAGTATCCTAAATCTGCGGGGAAGTTAAATAGTAGCCCACTTAATAACATTACACTTACCGTGAGAAGGCCTAACATTTTCTAAGGTATCCAAACCACCCCTAGATAAAGGATAAACATGGTCTATGTGCAAACCTTTTTCCCATCCAATTTGACCTACTTTTCTTGGAGCGGATAAGTCTATAGAGGTTTGACATATATGGCAATTATTACCATATACTGCAATTACTTGTGCTTCAGAGTAATTTCCTGGTTCTGTATTATTTCTACGAAAATGTCTACGAGCATTAGGTGTGCGAAATCTCCACTCTTTTCGTAATGCATTTATTTTATCTTTACGAATGACTCTTTGGTTTTTCCAATAGGATCTTTCTGCCTCTTGGCAGGACAGACAGGGATCTTCTTTCATATCTCGCCTATGCCAGTCATACCCAGAACGAGTACCATGGAATGGCTCTGTTTTATGTCTCATCAACCTATTGTTCCATAAATCGGCGGGAATGTAAAGAGTATCGTAATACCCCTAGTGTAATAACAAACCATGTATCCCAGATATCCCCCATATCCCAGATACAAAGGTTTGACCAATGTGTCCAATAACACTGGTTTGATATGGACAATATGGAGCCAGAGAGATGGTTTGATACCCTGCGATTATTTAAATTTTTTCTTAGAGTGATGGTTTTTTAAGTAATGACCTACCATTGTGCTATTAAAGTTTTTTTCTTGAATTACATTATTGTATTCACCATCTTCATAATAGTCAAAAGTAGAATCCCAATCATCTCGCTTAAAAGGAATAATTTGTACCATTGGAGTGCCCTTTTCAACGATGCCTTCAAAACCAGTTTTAACCCACATTGGAAAGACCAACTCAAGAGTTGAACTATCTGTATCTACAACTGCTGTAATTGCTTTAAATGCAAGATCGTTGTATCCAAATGGAGAAGTTATTAAACATGAATAGCCTTTGGGGGTTTGTGGTATCCAACAATTAAGATATTTATATACTACCTGATCATATCCTATTGGTGCTGGAATCTCCCTTGATGACTGACCATGTAATGTAAAAACATCCTGTAAAGTCTTCCAATATATATCAGGATACCCATTACCTTGTTCAACCATAACATCTGTCCATAAAGGGATAATGTATCCAGAACTTATGCTATCTAATAATGGAACACATTTTTTGTATGTTGCGTTGGCAGTTCTGTTTCTAAAATGAAGTTTCCCATCTTGTGGATACCCAGGCAAATTTGCATAAGGTTCAGAATTAGTAAACCACTTAGGAAGTTGTTTTACTGCAGGATATGGCTTAAGTTGTACGTCAAACTCAGTCTTACTTCTAGCCCTAAAGTTTATATTTTTTGACATTTACCCACCTAACTATACAAGTATAGCATTCGTTAATTCCTTAGTCAATACAAAATAAATCTTACTGATATTTTTTAGATGTGGTCTTGGTGGAGCAAAGTGGAGCATAGTGGGTGATTGAGCGCTTTTATAGGGGGCTTCGTAATCCCCTGGCGGCCAAACCTCCCTATCCCAAACCTCCCAAACCTTTCTATCCCGCATATCTGGTATGCATTATATACCCAAAACCATGGTTTGTCAAACCTTTATAGCCTAAAAACCCCCCATAAAAATGCCCAGAAAATATAACAAAAAGTTATAAAACACCAGGAAAAAATCTAGAAAGGTTTGATAACTATGGTAAAAGTTTGTATTATTCTTTAATTTATTTCCCCGCCCCATAATGTTTAATAATACTGTAATTCAGCGGCAAGGCGGGGCTGCAAAAAGGCGGGGATAAAAAGATATACAACATATCACTAGTATAAGAGACAAGAGATTCCTGATAGGAAGGTTTGTTAGATATAAAGGTTTGTTATGAATCTGGAAAAAATTTCAAACCTTCGTAATAGGTTTTTAGGATATAAAGGTTTGGAGGTTTGTCAAACTTTCTGGGATTTTTTGAATTGGGTTCTTAATGTTTTTTTCGTAAATGAGGTTTGGTAGTCGGGCTATGGATCTGGGAAAAAAAATGATCTATCGTAATAAGATTTTAAGGTTTGGGATGTCCACTTTGTCCTAATATTACCCGACCCGCCAGCGCTACATTTCTGCGCTACCTAGCAATTCATCAAGGCTTTCAAACCCTGTATCTTTAACAGTAAGAGCAGCCAATAATAAATCAAAGGTTTCATTTATATACATCTCTGACTGATCGCTTGGCAAAACAATCTCATTCATTAAAAGATAAGCCATTGGCAAACCTAGATCGTTGTACTCTATAAAATCATCTAGATGATCATCATCACGATAGTTCATCCATAGTTCTGCTAAGATACTTATCTTATTTGAAAAATCTGTCGTCATATGTACCGCCCCTAACTTCATCTACTATTGGTTTTTGGAACTGTGCGCTTTCTAATACTTCTATGGCACGACTAAAAATAACATAAGGAGTATCACGAGCAATATAATATCCAACTTTTTCTAAGTCAAGATGAAAGTCAGATAGTAAAACAGTAATGCGCTCTGCTACCTTTTCCTCTTTAGTCTTTAACTTAGTGCGGTTAATTTTATACACGATACCCCCAAAGTCATTATATCAAAAAAAGAAAGAGGGCGCAACCCCACCACAAAGTTACGCCCTCCTTATTGTATCAGCGAGAGGTGACCCCTACCCCCGCTATCGCAGCAACAGGCATGTAAGCCTGAATAAATTTATCCCAGTCTACAGATACATTATCAGTAACAGTCTTGGTAGTGAAGTCAACAAGGACGGTAAACTCACCTAGGTCATATCCGTCATTAGTAATTGCATAGATGCCAAACCCTGTCTCTTCTAGAATGCTATCTTGTATAAGATAACTAATAATCATCCGTGTTCCATATGAGCCGTCACTTAATCTAGGCTTTGCATGCTGCAGGGCCATTGCTAGGTCCCGCTGCCATTCAGTCTGTCCCCAGTGGCTGTATAGGACAACCATAGGACCTGACTCGCTGTCTTTGAATACGTAGTTAATCCGTGCTCCCATTATTCTGGATCCTTTTCTGTTAGTACTGGTACGATTGATAGTTGGTTTTCTATCTCACGATAGATATCTTGTTCGTCTTGATTGTCAGTCTCATACACAAAATTCATGTAATCACCTGTTGGCTCAAAGATTATTTCAACATCCCATGTAGCCATTAGTCATTCTCCTCATCTAGGTCGCCTTCAAAGTCAATGATTACTTTAGATACCCTGTCATCACCGTTAAGGACTACATATACAGGATATAAACCATCGCCATATCCTGTGCTAAATACTACAGAATTGGCATTGCCTAACTCGCCATAATTGCTAGCAATAGTAGTTGCACTTGCTCCATGATAAGAGTATTGATTTTGTTTGCCATCAAGGTTCCAATCTTCATTTTTATTAGTATCCCAGTCATCAAGATAGCATGGGTCGCCTACCATAGCCTGACCGCTATCTACTGAAAAGCGACCTGCTAATATTAGGCTATCTTTATTTATTTGGGTCATACTGTCTCCTTAGTTGAGTGTGTGGTTTTCTATTTCTTCTAACTCTTTGATTTCTTCTATTGTAGCGCAACCAGCGCATTTTTCCAAATCCTCAAATTTGTCATAGTGTAGAGAGGCCATCTCATCTTCCCAGATCTCACCACAGTTAGAGCATTCGTAAACATCTTCGCTACTGATTTGTATCTGATAGTCCTTGCTACCATTAAAGGGCACGGTAGTTACGAAGTACCCAATCCTATTAACTATACGCATACCCTGAAATATATAGGTGCCGCCATTGTCTCCGTCACAATAAGTCCATATCCTGTTAGGATCTTGGGCTTTGACAAAGTCTAACTCTTTACCATATGTCTCAAACATATAGCCTTGCTCCCCATCGTTAAACGAGGCATTAGGGTCTATAAGGTTTGGGAGTGGCTTAAAGGTGTTAAACCACTCTTCCTCTGTAAGTTCTATAAGTTCGTTCATGGGTCTCCTTAGAAGTGGAAGTCAATAGGTACTAAGAATAACATGGCAGGGTTCTTATTGTCAATAGCGCTTTGGATATACTCCATGCTAGCGGTATACTCAATAAGATCGTAAAAGTAACTGTTAGGAGTATAGTGTTCATCCATTAGGTTACTTGCTGACTTAATATAGTATGAGTTCATGTCAAACCTTAATTCCCCTAATGAGGCATTGTTTGATATATAGTCAACCATATTACTAATAAATTTATCAGTGTCTATCTTAGACATACAGTCTTGCATTTCTTTTATCCTTGCTTTTTTACAATCTTCAACTATACTATCAAACAAGGCAGGCTTCTCAGTATATGAGACAATCATGTCAGATGAATCATTGTATTGGCTATCGCTCCAACGACCACCACCAACAACATGCCAGTCTGACCATTCAACAAACCTTTGTCCGTCATCATTAATTAATCTATCAGTGACATTGGCTCTTGCGTTTTCTTTATCCTCTGCTTCTACTAGCCAGTAGTGTAGCGTATGCATTCAGGGTCTCTTTCTGTAGGTTCTTAATATAAAGTATAAGGGTTTGTGTCTATCTTTACAACTTCTGGCTTTGTGACTTTGGTCACCTTATTGAGTTTCTTTGCCTTGACCCAACTTCCTGGTTTATGGGCTGGAGTATTTCCAATATTAATAACAGCACTATTGCCACAGATACAGTCAGCATCCAGGGCAGGCTTAACTTTGGCGGTAACCTCAATTAAAGCATCACAGTTAGTACATAAGTAATCATATCTATTCCACATACATCTCCCAAGGTTTTACATCGTAGTTGCCACAGATCTCTTGAATGTTATCCTCTAATGAGTTAATAAATAAACTAAGTTCATTCATGTCTAGATGTTTTATCATATTATCAGTGATAGTAAATTGCCATACTTGTTTTGACATTACTCACCCCAATATTTGACAATTGTATTTAATGTGGTATGTAAGTTGCAATCGCAGTCCCCTGCGTTCATTGCCTCCATAAATTCAAAGTGCGATAGGTTATCTTCATAGATAGTAGTTACGAGTTCATCTATTGTGTATGGTTTGTATGTAGTGGTCATAAATTAATTGTAGCAAAAAATGGGGAAAAATACAAGTATTCTTAATAGAAAAAATAAATAACATTTTTGTTATAAAACCCGACCCCGCTTGCGATCTGGACGGGACTTGAACCCGCAACCTTTACCGTGACAGGGTAACGATCTAACCAATTGATCTACCAGACCTTGAAGGTGAGCAGTTTAAAATCATGCTCAGGATTTTTTGTTATGCTAGTTGCATAACATTTTGTACAACTTTTAGCAGACGATTTTTTTCTGCATTGATTGATGGATCAAAACCACTTGCTGATGCTAATAAACTTTCGTTATTACCACCACGAGCAGAACGGTACCAATCAAGACGCTCAGTTAATGCATTGAACGCACCCCACGCACTACCAGCAATCATGCCATTAAATTCGCCAGTGTAGATGTCATTAATGGTATCAACTTTATTTTCCCATTTTTTAACAGCACCCTTAGCATCTTTTTCTGGCTTAGGATAAGCAGCAAGAATAATGTCGTTAAACATTTTAGCATCAACAGTCTTTTCAATCATTGCCTTAGCCATGATATCAAATTCATCCATGTACGCATTAGCAAGACCTAAAGTCTCACGAGCAACTTGCACCTTACCATTGGCAGTTTGCGTGTGGCGAATCTTGAAAGATTGCTTGATACCCTTATTCTTTTTGCGACCTACGCCACCAAGAGCAAGGTTAAGAGTATTAGCACACACAACACGAACAGGTGTTATGCTTGCTTGAATAGCGATTGAGCCATCGTGTGATGTGTTAATAAGCAAATAAGTCTTTACCTTATCTGCAACACCATTAGGGTCAAGAATTGTTTCACGCTCTAATGCTAGTGAGCCAAATACTACACGACCACCACGAATTGAGCCAGCAGTCTCCCAACGTCCACCGCCATCAAGAATGTTATCACCAAATGAGAATAGTTCCTCATTTTGCAATGGCACATAACGCTCACCAACAATTCCCAAAACATCAGTTTGAGATTTATCAGTAGGGTTTGTACGCACTACATATTGGTAATTCTTATCAGATGTTAGCGCAGATGGAATTTCTAATTCCTCTAAACGAACATTCCAATTATTAAGGTTAGCAGTCTCTAGCATTTCGCTAGTTGTTTTTTCATCTGTAAACACAGTACCTAAACCATGCCAAGCAGGTTCACGGAATGATGCAAAACTTGCTACACCATTTTGTGATTCTAAATCATGAGCCATTTTTATCCTTTCGGTTGTTTTAATTAATTTTAGCACTCATGGCTGACAATGTCAATCAGGACTGGGGAAAATAGTTTAATCTTCTTAAATGGTATAAATCGGACATTTGGGATATTCCCCGAGGATTTTTGCTGGGGATTTGTGAGGCAGTTTAAAGACGTGCCCAGGTCCTTTAGTAGCCCCCTACTAAAACTCCACTCCACTAAGAGAACTAGAAACATAAGTTATCTTGTCAGTGTCATATGAGATTGCGTCAAAATCAATATCATGAATGATATCTTCTACATCTTCACCTGCAGGTACATTAATGGTCATTGAATATTCTACGGTTACCATGACCTCAACTTCATTAGTTAATTCAAATCCACAGATTTCAGCAATTGCTTCTGCCTGCTCTTTTGTGATATCTTGATTTTCTAATTCAGTCGTGGTCCACGTATGCATTTGATCACGCATTGCTGTTAGGTTAGCAGCGCCTGTGTAGTCACGTTGTGTTACTCTTTGGATGTGTTGCTCCAGTGTTAGAATGCGTTCATTTTTTTCTGCAATCTGAGATCTAAGATAATCTTCAGTTGCATGTATTGTTGTTTGCTCCATAAGGGGCCTACTTTCTTAGTTAGAGGGGGGCAGGTTGTCTACCCCCCCTGTTTATTTATTTAGTTGTTGATACCATTGCTAAACGACGAGAGCCGTTTGCTAACTGTAGCGATACTCTAGTTAGTTTAGAGTTGATAGGTGAGAATTTTACAATTCTACCTGTAACGCCAGTTTTGCTTGTGGTGAATAGATCACCTAGTTGATATGTGTATCCGCCTAGTGTCATGATTTTCCTTTTCTGTTTATGGTGGTTTGTATTATTTAATTTTACTAGATTTTGACGGGGGAGTCAAATACCCTCCCCCATCTCTATCTAATTAGAGATAACGAGCAACTGCGTTGTATGTAGAAGTATTAACTACTTCCTCATCTGTCATCTTGAGGATACGAATAGCGTTAGACATTTCCTCTTTCTGCTCATTGTAAGTATGAGAGTGGATAACCTCAAAATCCTTTTCAGGCTCTTTAGGAAATTCTCCATCTTTGAGAATTAAATCAAAATCAACATTTAGTGTTGAGTTCCAAGAACGATAATTGGTTCTGATGTTCTCAGCCTTAGCAATTTTACCTACTGCGAACTCAGCAAGTTCTTTTTGCCAAGCCTTGTAAGCCTTTTGATACTTTGCTTCGTTTTCACCTTGTGTAGCATAGTCTTTTTCTAGTTGTGCTAGTTTAGTTTCTAGTGCTTTGATTACTCTAGCAGTAGGGATTTTTACTGAGATTGCTTTTCCTCTTGACATGGTGTTCCTTTTCTTTAGTGGGTTATATTTCTAGTATAGGGGGTTGGTCTGACATTGTGGTGAGCAGTTTTAGTAGTCATGCTCAGGACTTTTAGCGTTTGCTAAAGTGTTATGACTTTGCTGTCCAAGTTGTCCAGCGAGTTGCGCCAGCAACATCTAACTTAACACGAACATTACCATTTGCCTGTGGCACGATTTCTTTGATAACGCCTGTGGCTTTGGACTTTTGGCTTGTGTAGGTATCCCCTACTTTGTAAGTTGCGTTTGATACGGACATGGTTCTCCTTTTTGTTGGTTTTTGCTTACTATACAAGTCTAACATTTTTATCCCAAAAATACAAGTTATATCACAATAATCTCATATTTTGAGATGTGATTTAGACCACACTTAATGACCCATACCTGCGAACAATAGGCAGCAGAATATGATTGATAGTATTATTAACATTTCCAAGCGATACTCCTATTTTTTAGATGACGAGAATACGATGTCGCTCTTTGAGTATACACACAATCCGCATGATACGCAAGCACTTCCACTATTTGAGATAAGGGGGATAGACTTTAGATTCTCAGGACACTTAGCGCCAGGACGGTTGAATAACTCTTTCATGTCTGCTTGACCAATAGCAAAATTCTTTGCAAGGTATGCAAGACGCACTCCGTGATCTTTCTTTAAACTAACACCAATATCTTTATTCTCGCTATCTGTTGAATAGTATAAAGATAGATTAGGGATGTCCTTGAGCATTACCGCTGCAGAATGTACTCTAGTGTATACCCAAAACTTTACGTCACTATGATACTCTATAACTTCTTTCCATGCTTTTGTGTAAGTGTCATTAAAGAAATCTCCGTCCCAGTGGATACGGAATAGTTTTTGTGCATTCTTCTTATCACAATCTTTTTTAAAATCAGCAATCATTACATATAGCAATGCCGTCATAGTTTCATGATCAGCGTTTTTCAATAACTCCCAATTGTGCAGGAGATTAGTTTTTACTCCTTTGAATAACTTTTCAAGTTTTCCTGCGTAGCAGACACTTTCGCAGACACTAGTAGCCCCAGGACATGAGAATTCTTTTCCAGCAGGTAATCCAAAAGTATTGGCAATAGCGGACTGTTTTCCATTTTTTGTGACAAGGTTAGTCACCTTTCTATCATGTGATCTTTTTAACTGTGGTGTGTTCATATAAAAATTTTAGCATAATTTGGAGAAAATATCAAGCCTTCTTAATTGATACAAATCGGACAAATCGCTACTCGGGCGGCCTTTACTGTAACATCATTAAATCAAATTGGTCGTATTCGCCAACTTCAATTATTTCTCTTTCACCAAAATCATTTACAATTTCTAAAGTATATCCATCAGGTAGTGATACTATATCTACAATAGACACAACTTCATCGCCAATTAGAATACAATCTTCAATCTCTAATTGACCTGAAGTTAATATATCAACTTTTACATAGTCCACAATCTGAATGGTATCATCATTTTCTAGATCAATCATCTTAGTCCTCATTTACTGGGTCAATAAACCACTCTAGGTGGTGCTGGCTTACTATTGCGCTAGCAGGTGCGTGTGTCATTCCACGATATAAAATTTGAAAGTCGCCAACCATAGGCATCTCAATCATGCGTTGATAGTCCTCATCATAGAATGCGTCAATCGCTTCAATACAAGGCTTAACCATCTCTGCTGGTACTGGTGGATAGTGATTACCCTTTAAGTGATAAAGTAATTGAGTTTCTAAGTCTAAGACTTCATCTTTAATTCCTAGTGCTGTTATTGATCCCATTATTTAATTACCACATTTCCGTTAGTGTAGAAGGTCTTTGTATACATTTTACCTGTTGGGTCAGATAAATTATAGGTTGCGTATTCTTTAGCATCGCCAAAGTCTACACATTTAGTCCAAGCGTTTACTGCCTCTAGCATGTCGCTAACTCGCAGGGTATGAACTAACTCTCCGTCATACGAAGTAGTAAGTGAATAATTATATTCCATTATGCGTTCTCCTTAGTTTTAAATAATTGGTGGTAGTCCTGTATTTCATCAGCAGGGATATTGTAAGGATTACACTCACACGCCCATACATCATAGTCTATAGCATTTCCTACGAATTGCCAACCTGCGCCATAGCAATCGCTATGAGCAAGAATATCCATTAGTGCATTTTTAACTTTACCCATTAGTTATATCCCTTCGCACAATACGAGCATAGCATCATAGTTTTACAATAGCAATCAGACACGCTAACACGCTCAACGTTAGAATAGTAGTCATCATAGAATTCATCAAAGTAATCTTTCATAGTTTTCCTTTCGTTATATCTTTATCCTAGCAGACTGGACTGACGTTTTCAAACGACACGCCGTAAAGATCTGGGGAATCTGGGGTGTGTTTTTAATCACACGTAAAGGCCTGTGGACAAACCTGTGGAAAACGCCTCGGGGATTTTTAGAACAAACGTTCGGACAGTTTTATATCATGTCCAGGATTTCATTTTATACTTTAAGAAGTTTACGCAATTCATTACGCAATCTACGAATTTCTTTTTGTTGTGCAATATTTTGTTTCCAAAATAAAAACATAACAGTTAAGCAACCAGTTAGCGCAATTATTATTGCAATTAAATCTAAATCAGTTAACATTTATTTACCCCTTCCACATTTCAGATCCAACAGGAACTAAACCAATTTCATCAATTCCACAAGCCTTCTCAAATCTTGCGAAATCAAAGTTTTCATTATCAGATTTGAACCACTCAGCAAACTCATTTACTAAATCCTCATAAGTAATTTGTGGAATTTCATCAACAAATCCTTTTAGAATATTTGCGGTTTTAATATAGTCTTTTCTAGTCATCATTAGTCGTTCTCCTTAGTGGTAAATAAAGTGCCTAGTGCAAAATTTTCACATTCGCACTTTTCTACATCATAGTCAAGATCATTACCCCAAAAAATAAGACCTTGCCCATTACACTCATCACAATCAAAAGCCATTACAGAGTTTATCATTTAGCCAACCCCCTCAATGTTCCACGAACGCCAAGAGCGTCGCAAGACATTTTTACAGAGATACCAACAGGCAAAGCCTTTGGGTATTCGTTGATGAATTGAGATACAGCACCCTTTGAAGGAACGCTGATTTTTTTTACAGAACCATTAAAGGTTTCTAGTGTTATAGTGTAAGTCATTTCTGACCACCTTTCTTTATTGTTTGATAGGACTATCCTACCAAAAATCCCTGACATTTTCAACCTGCTAGGGGTGTGTTGCCTTGTGATTTATCTCACAAAGCCCCTTCCTGAAATAAGCCTATTTCTAGGTCAAGCAATTCCTGCGGGGTAGCCTCAGATAAATCTACCCAGCCAGCACCATTTTCATCTAATCTAAAAATTTCAATGTATCCCATTATTATTCACCAACCTTCACCGCTATTGTGCGGAATTTATTTCTGAAAGTTCCAGAGTTAATTTCCACCAAATAGGCTTCGGTATTTTCTCCATACCAAATTGCTTTAGGGTGTTTTTCTGCTGAGATAATTTCTCCACGCAAAGTTTTTGAGTTATAAGTCTTGCCAATTAGCAAGTTTTCTATTGTGTATAAGTTAGCCATTGTTAGCCACTTCCTTTCGTTATTTTCTTACTATGTAAGTCTATCAAAATTAGCAGACATTTACAACTTACTAGCCAGTAATTCCAAATAATGAGACGCTCAGAGGTGTGATATGCCCCACAAAATTTCTGTGATCTTAAACACATCTCGTAAGTTATCCACAGGCTGTGGACGACACGCCAGGGGAGTCGGGTTTTTTATGCAGTGATCTGAATAATTATTCTTTTACGAATAAATAAAATGCATAAGATAAACAGATCATTGAAAACCAAAACAATGCGTTACCACTTACAAAAAAGGTTTGATAAAAGTTATTCATTTATTTTTTTCCTGTTCTAATAAATCGTTATTAAATAGTTTTGCAATTCTAATTTGTTCTTTCTTTGGAGTGTTAGCCCAAAGATAACCAAGTAAATAGTGTGCGCCTGAGTCTCTATCGTTTCCACGAATTTGACGGCAGACATTTAGTACATCTTGAAGTTCAATACTCATTAGTTAGACACTTTCCAATCTGTCCACATAGGCAGACGCTCTGGGTCAGTATCGTTATACCAACGCTCAATATTTTGTTCACAACTTTCGCAGAATGTGAATTGGTCATCTCCTACCATAGAGATAGCAGATTTATTTGGTGTATGCTCTTTGCATACTATTGTTTTTTCTAGTGTTATCATTTTAGACAACCTTTCTTTTTTGTTAGTTAATTTTATTTTATTAAGTTATTATTTACACATTACGCATATTGGTTGGGCTATCCAACCGCCACCGCATTTTTCACATTTATTGTAGCCCATAAGTTGAGCCATAGTATCTGTTATATCTTTTTCAAATATTCTGTTTGTCATTTTGACCTTTCTTGTTAAATAACCTTTATTTAACTTTCTTTATACTAGTAAGTATAACAGGGGGGTCTGACATCTACTAGCCAGTAAGTAGGGCAAAACGGACATTTTGATTTGTGATGTACGCCACATTTCTATAGGTATGCCAATTAAGGCTCTGAGCAGGGCTTTTATAGAGGGGGGTAAATGTGATACGTATCATGTGGATAAACCTGTGGATAACTCCTCGGGTTTTTTATTGCAATTTATTTTTATGTTTTATTTTTCTAGAATATTTTTTCTTATTTGGAATTGCAGTAGCCGCATTACTGCGGCGCAATTCTTGAATACGAATTATTTTATTTTTTATTTCTTTTAACATTTTTATTCTCCTCTACTTTCTGCGTCTGCTTCCCAATCAGATAACCAGACACGATAAGCAATTGGATCGCAATCTTTTACAATTTGAGAAGGGTAAAAAGTTATGCCACCAATTTCCACAGTGGGATAACATTCATCAAGCATTTCATTAAATTCATTTTCTAAATCTTGCTGAATTTCAAAATCAGTTTTCATTTATTTACTCCCAACAATTAGAGCAAGTAATTATATCTTGCTCATCAAAGAATTCACTAGAAATTTTATTATCGCACAAGCGACATGCTAAGGTTGTTATCATTTACTTACCAACCTTCCATGAAGTCCAGTATGACATGAAGTCATTATCCTCACGAAGGTGAGAAGTTATATTCTGCTCACAATCCTCGCAGAAAGTAAATCGCTCATCATGAACGATAGAGATAGCATTTTTATTAGGTGTATGCTTACACACTTTTTCTTTTAGTGAATTCATTTTGAATTCCTTTCTTTAGTGAGAGTTTCTCACTTTCTTTATACTGGTAAGTCTAACATAGACCACTGACATTTTCGCTATTACTGACCAGTATATGAGACAATTTTTATGTGATCCGCAACACATTAGCCTGTGGATAACTCAGCAGTATACTCACCAGTATAAAAGTGTCTGTGGATAACCCCTGTGGATAACTCTAAAAAACCCGAGTCCAATGTCCGATTTGTACTATTTGTCGTGTGGTGTATATCACTAATTACAGGCATGTAATTCACGGCGTGTCGTCTTGACTTTTCAGGTATTGTGTGATAGTATTCTACTATAAATAAATAAAGAAAGATAGTCTCAATGAGCCTACCAAATAAGGCGAACAAGTGTTCGCATGAGCGTAGCAAGTAAGTGAGGCAAATCACACAAAAAAAGACAGCGTGTCGCCTTGACTTTTCAAGGTTTATATGATAGTCTTACGACATACAATTAAATAAGAAATCCTAGTGAGCCTCGCAAGAGCAAATAACCTAGGTCAGCAAAAGGTTAAAAGGTTTAACCGCATTAAAAGAAAGGTTCATTAAATGAACACTATATATAACGAAATCGCTGATGAGTTTGGCTCATCTGCTCTATCTATCAATCATCCTCAACCTGAGATTAGCATTCGCCGTGCTGCTCAACTCATTGACGAAATGGGTTTTGATGTTGCTATGGAATATGTTAAGGCAGGTGGTCGCTAATGACTATCGCTAACATGGATAAGATTAACGAAGCCATAGAGGCTTTACAAGAAGCAAACAAAGTGTTTGTGGAAATGTTTGGAATTGACGAGGAGAATAACTAATTATGGAAACAGAAGGAATTGGTAGCGTGATATTTTTTGTAGTATTTATGTCCACCATGCTATTTTTTATAGCAGCAGATAGACAAGGTTGGTTTAACTAGTGAAGGAACAAATGATACCAGTTCAATTAACATCAGTAAATGGCGCAGTCAAAGACATGCCGTTTGATAGCAAAGAAAAAGTGTTAGAGTTTATTGACAAATACGCTGACGCATTACCATTGGGCACAGCCGTCAACATTGACGCACCGCTCATTGGTATTCACTCAGGTTGGATACAAGGACGCAAGAGTGTCTGAGTATTCTGCTGAACAGTTAAGACGCAAAGCCCACCTAGAAAATGGTGGGACACTTGCTAACTATGATAGGACACACTACACAGAGTCAGAGTAGTGTGCTCACTATTTTTTTTCATTTTTATTTTTAAAATTACATATCATACATCTAAGAAAAATATTCAGATTTTCTCAAAATGAAAATTTTTTCAGATTTGGCAGGGTATAGGGTATAATTATTATATGAAACAACGAATACTAGTCTCTATCATAATAATTGGTTTGGCAGCATTGATATGGCTATTTTAGACAATCTTGAAGCATCTTTGCCAGATGACTATGGTATTCCAAAGAAAACAGTTAACGATGTAATTAAAGAAATGCTTGAAGATCCAGAACACCATAAGTTAATGGAACGTCTAAAATACATGGAGGATCATGGAATCTAACATAGACAAACCAAAAGATATTCCTATTATAAACAAACCTTGTGATTGTAATTGTCAAACCACAGTAAATGACTTACTACAATCCCAAACCTCATTTGAGGAATAATGAATTATTTAGTTCACACAGATCCATATGATCATTCGGATAGAGGTTTGTTAATTTTTGCAATTTTGTCGGGGGTAGCAATAATATTTTGGTACTTTAAAAAGTAACTACAATATCTCCAATTTTATCGGGGCACCAATAAGACTCTCACTAACACTGGTCCACAACTGTGAGGACATACTAGTATTAATTTTAGCAGACATACCTATAGACTCCATAACGTAGTTATATCCTCCAGACTTGGTTTGAACTTTGTTCCAAACCCCACTATCATATATCAAGGTTTGGGAATCAAATACAAAAAGATAATAAACCTTTTTCTCATTTTCGGCGGGGACAGAAGACCAATCCTGGTCTGACTTAGCAAGACACACATAATACTTAGCACTATTATCCACTACGCTAGATATCATGGCATCTAAGGTTTGATATTTACCTAGCCTGGATCCAGAGAAGGTTAGTGTGTTATTTGCGTATACACCCGATTTAACAGAGAAACTTTCGCCTGACTCTAAAGACATGTCTACGCTGACGGAATGGCTTCTATTAGGCTGCCAGTCGTTTATCAGGCCATGTTCTGTAAAGGTGTTAGCAATAAGTTCTTCCAAAAACTCACTTGTACAGGGAAGCCTATAAACTGAATGATGTGTTTTTAGTTTGCTTGTCAAACCTTCAATAAGGATTTGCTTAATCATATCTAGCACATCTAAGTATAACCCATATCGGGATATTAAGCAAACATAGATACTACATCCGATTAGACATTTGTGGACTGCGTAGCAGTCGTATTATGTCTTATGATGGTTTGATATCTCTATTTTCGGCTTAACTTATATCCCGCCTAAATAAATAGATATAATTGCTATATGGCAACAGCGCATTCATTAGTCACACTTAGCGATTCTTCTGCTACTCGCTTGACGCCATTAGGCGCACACGGCGGAATGGATATTACCCTACAAAATGTTAACGCAACTGGATATATTTATATTGGTGGCGAAGGAGTATCATCTTCTAACTACGGGTTTAGAATTATGCCAAACCATTCAATCTCTTTTGAACTTGTATCCAATGATGCGCTATATGCAACTTCATCCGTAAACTCTATGAACGTTGCTATGATTCAAATCGGCTTGGAGCCTTAAGTGGCAAGATTTACGCATCCCGCTTTTGGAGATGTCGGCGGACTCACAACCGAAATAAAATCTTATTTTCCAGTATGGTCTGGAACTGGATTAGTCTTTACTGGAACTCCTGCAACAGGAACATATATAAAAATAGGAAATTTTATCCAAGTTCAAATTAGCGTTGACTTTGATAATGTAAGTAATTTCGGAACTGGACAATATTTCTTAACACTTCCGTTTCCATCAAAATACCATACGGATGTTTATGGTGGCTCCGTTCATGATATTGTAAATCAAGGTGTGGATCACTATAGTCTTAAAGGACATTTAGATGATGGCAGTTCTACTTTTACAATTTGGAATATTAAATCTTCGGCAGCAGATGAACCATTTGACCACAACAGTCCAATTGGTTTAACAACAAATGATTTATTTCATATGTCTTTTTCATACATTTGTGAATAACAGTCTCAAATAATGATATAATAAACCTTATGTCACCTCAAGATTGGGCAGCATTAACCTTAACTCTTCTTACCATTGTAACTATTGTTGCTGGTGGAATTCGTTGGCTTGTAAAGCATTATTTAAACGAACTTAAGCCAAATTCTGGATCCAGTCTAAAAGACTCCGTTAATCGCCTAGAGGAAAAAACTGACAAACTATTTGATCTTTTACTTGAACACTTTAAAGATCATTCTAAAAAATAATTTTCTTTATATATAATATATAAGATACTTTAAAAACCTTACTTGCTAGTTATTCTTTTTCTTTATATATTTTAAGTATACACTTTTATACCCTGGTTTTTTACACTTTATGCGGAAATGATTATAACGATTCTATAACAATTCTTTTAATGTCTGGTTTATAACGTTTTGTTATAATATGTCCGTTTTAGAATAATACAATGTTATAATTTTTATGCTGGCACCTAGATACTACCCCCCCACCCCACTGCGTCTAGGTGTCCAGTTTTATTTAATGGTATAATCAATTATTATGTGTGCTCCTACAATAGAAAAATATGGCGCTTCGCCAGCAAACATTCAATGGACCGTAGTCCGTGGAAACAATGCGACCCTAAAAGTAGAATTTTTTGAAGATGACGAAACAACTGTTTACGACACAGATGGCTGGACATACCTATCTACAGCCTATGATCCTACAGGAGAAGTTCTTGATGAACTTACAGTAACAGAAGATGATGGGTATGCAATTATTTCTATACCTGCAGATATTGCTACTAACTGGGGGACTCAGTATAGGTCCGTGGTTTCAGAATTACAATTTGACCTTCAGGTTACAATTCCTGGTGGTAGTGGAGAAGCAGACACAATTTGGACTCCAGTAATTGGAACAATTTGTGTGCTTGGAAATGTCACCCCTGGAGGAAGTTTATAATGCCAGTTGTAAAGGTTTCTACTCCAAATACAAATATTCCACCAATTGTTAAAATTGGCAAAAAGGTCTTTAAGACAAAAATAAAGTAAGGTTTGGAAAACATGACAAAGAGCATGGATTTTCCAATCAAAAAGAAAAAATACACTGAGACTGTAGAACAAACAAAATCTATTGAGTATATTGCCGTTCCTGGAATCCAAGGGGAAAAAGGTGAAGTGGGGCCAATTGGTCCTCAAGGCCCTCAAGGTATAAAAGGTGATAGAGGCGAAAAGGGTGCACAAGGACTACAAGGACCAAAAGGAGAAAAAGGTGATACGGGTAAAGGTGCAGAAGGATACGATAGCCCCTCTGGTCAGTACCCTGGGTGGGCACACTATGTTGGAAAAAATACAAAGACTTATAAAGTCGGTCCAGAAAGAGGAGAAGATGGATGGGTTTCTTTTTTCTTAGATATAGATGAATCCCAAACCAATGAAGCATATCTTCCAAACAAATCAGTTTCTTTATTAAATCAAATAGCAAAGACTATCAACCTAAAAACACTTAAAGTAGGGGCAAAGGTAGAGGTTAGGTATGATTTTTCTTTAGAAACATATTCAAACAATACAGAAGTTTGGATTAGAACCTTTTTACGAAACGAAGAATTATCACCTATAGGATATGTTGGGTTATTAAAATATCAATATCAATATGACCTGTCTTACTCTCAAACCATTTTTATAAATAGCGACAAGATAAAAAATTATGGAGGCATCCCTCAAATCAGAACAGACAATGAAGGATCTTTTATATTAAAAGGCATATATATAGCAGTATCATAATGGTATAATGTTATAGGAGGAATAATGGCATTTCCAGGCACATATAATTTTAATTACTACCGTGGTGATAGGTACGAATTTGTAATCCGTCCTAAAAACGCAAACGGCGACGCATTTGACTTAACAGGATATAGTGCAGGCTTTTTCATTGCAAATCAAAGAGGTGAAAATAAAACTCAATATGAAATGCAAGCAGTTGTTGATGGCTCTACAGATGTAGTAACTTGCACAATTTTACCAGGTGCTGGAGAAGAACTTGCTGCTGGAACATATGTTTACGATGTTCAAATAGATTCTGGAGCAACACTAATTTACACACTTTTGACTGGATCAATAACAGTAACAGATGATATTACTGGAGCAGATGATTCATAATGGTTGACGTACTACTTAATACCGATGATGTTGTTGTTATAGGACCGCCAGAGTCAATTGATCTATTAGTTGACATTGGACCACAGGGAACTCGTGGTAGTAAGTTTATTGTTGGTTCTGGAGAACCTAATGCATTAACAGCAAGTGGTGTTTTATTTGGAAACACCTTAATTTTAAATGATATGTATATTAATACCGCCCCAGGAGAAAACTATGGATATATGTATCAATATATTTCTCAGGCTGGTGCAAATACTTGGGTTCAAGTTTTAAAAGTAAGTCCAGCAATTTACTCCTCTGTAGAAACAATTGCCTTTACGTCTGGCGCAGGATCAATAACTATTCCAATATCAAACATAGTAACAGTTAGTGGTTCACCACTTACCGCTTCAAACTTCAATGTTCAGTTTCAAATTGAAGGAGCAAATCCAATTGCTTCATCAATGGAGATACCTGCTTTAGCAGGGGCTGGAACAAACTTAGTAATAAACTTTGACGCAGTTCAATATAGCGGTGGTAGTTGGTCAGCGCTTACTGGAAATAAAACTGTACACCTTTTTATATCTATAGTTTAATATAAAAATGGTATAATCTTTAAAGAGGTGATCCGATGGCTGTAGAAAATATAGGAAATTTAGTACCAACAAAAATTCCAGCATTAATTGATGATGCTAATATTCAAGATGCTTTAAAGGCATACCACTACGGCTCGTATGATTTTGATACTGCAGAAACAGATCCAGCAGAACTTTTAAATCCATCAATTGCTTATACAATTAACAGTTTACAGAGTCAAATCACTACAAAGGCTGCGCTAGAGGTTTCAGCAAGAAACATATCTTCAGCACAAAACTCTGCACCCGTTGCAGCAAACTTCACAACATTTTCTGCAACAATACCAGATGGATATATTTGGGTGGACAAAGATGCAGCAGCCCCAGTAGGGTATATATCGGCAACATCTATTTATACTGCAACACAGCCATCAACTGGATTAGCCAATGGAGTTATTTGGATTAAAAAAGGATCAAGCCCACTAGAGATGTATGTTTATAATGGGGACACTAGCACTTTTGATCAGGTGGTTTAATGCCAACATTATTTAATTACGACGGAAAACCAGGATATATTTATAATGTAGCAGACGATACCTGGTATGAGTTATCTGGTAAAACAGATACATCTGGAACTTATGAGTGGGCGGGGTTGCAAACCTATTTATCTAATGTAACAATGGTTGAGGCGTTAGTTGCAAAAAGGGGTATAAATAATTATCTTAATCCAGCAGCAAGAGATGCATCAATTACATCTCCAGTCGCTGGATCAATATGTGTAATAAGACAAGATTCATCTGGAAATATAATTAATACCCTTCAAATTTATGATGGATCTAACTGGTTACCAATTGCAAAACAATCTATCGTTGAAGAGTTAGAAATTAAAACAATTATGGGAGTTTATACCTTATAAAAAGGTGCTATAATAATCTCATACCACAGAAAGGTAGTAACTAATGGCTACAACTTCAAAGGTGCTTTTTAGAGGAGCAGCATCAACCTCAAGCGCAACCCTATACACAACCCCTTCGTCAACCACAACGGTAGTAACAAATATTTCTGTTGCTAATACTGCAGCATCTGCAGCAACATTCACTATTTTGTTAGATGATATTGAATTACAGAAAGACTCAACAGTCGCTGCCAATACAACAGCATACATTGACCTTAAGCAGGTCTTAGAGGCTACAGATACAATTAAAGGTTTAGCATCTGCTACAACAGTAGACTTTCACATTAGCGGAGTGGAGATAGCGTAATGGGAATAAGTGTATTTCCCCCAGCATCAGCAGCGTCTGTATTAGAAACTAAAGCGGTATCGGTACCAGCAGCATCTGTTGGCTACAGACTATCTACAAGTTTTCCCGCATCTACCTACACAATCACCTGCCCAGCAACTGTTGTTGCTACAGTAACTTTTGAAGACTCTGCTGGCGCAATTGGAAGAACTTCTACATCAAGTGGTTCAGTTCAACTCAGTTTGTCTAGAGATGCAGATAAAGCACTTATCTATACTAATGCTGGAACTAGCGTAATTGTTACGATTACCCCTAGCGGTAGATCCCTTAGCCCAGTAGCAACTGGTGCGGCTACTGAATATAATACAACTACAACTCTTAGTACAACTGGTGCTGCATATAGCATAATTGTTGGTGGCGGAGGTGGCGGATCAGGTGCTGGATCATACCCAGGCGGTGCTGGTGGCGCTGGCGGTATTTCTGCTGGCTATACTCCAATATCATCAAACGCTTCTATAGTAATTGGCGGTGGCGCAGGTGGCGCAGGACCCAGCGCAGGATTTGGCGGAGGAAATGCTTCAGGTGGTGGCACATCAACAATTTCTGGTACTGGAATTACAACATTAACTGCAAACGGCGGTGGTGGCGGACATTACTCACTACACAATGGCGCACAAGGTGGCGGAGGCGGAACTGGAAATGCCGTAAATGGTGGTTCTGGAGGACCCCATGGATATGGTACTGGTGGTGGCACCTCTTACAACTCGGGTGAATTTATTTTCGTAAAAAGTGGAACTATATCAACTGGCGGTGCTTGGGGTACTAATGCTGGTGCAGGTCTTAAAGGTGGTGGTGGCGCAGCAGGTGGTAATGGCCCTACTGGCAATGGTGGCGATGGTGGAGCAGGCGTTGCTTACGTCCTTGAGGTTTAGAGAGGAACTATCATGAGTAAATTTGCATTTATTGATGGGGATGAAGTAGTAAATATTATTATTGCTGATTCACTAGAAATTGCACAGTCGGTGACAGAGTTTGCCTGTGTTGAGTGTACAGATGAAGATAATGCTCAAGTAGGTGGCTCATATATTAACGGAAACTTTATACCAGTTAAACCTTTTCCAAGTTGGGTCTACTCAAATGGTAGTTGGAATGCACCAGTAGAGTGTCCAGATGCAACTATGGTTTGGGATGAAGAAAATCTTTCTTGGATTACAAATAATTAACTAGTTTTAAAGGCTTGCTTGTAATTGCTGTATAGTGGGTTTAATAATATAAACGGGGGGGCAGATGAATATTACTTTTACCAACACTATTCCTTTTGAAATAGATCCCCCACAACCCGCATCTAAGTTTATACCTGAATGGTACACAAACACAGACTCATACATTGGTAAAAATAAAAAACCAGATGGTAACGGTGGTACAACGGGAACGATAAAACGTTGCATGCCAGTGTTTGATGCTATAACTGCAGGATATATAATCTCGTCACCCGCTGATGTCTACGTTAGCCTTGTAGATGGTTATCATTACTTTGAATGGGCTTCTTTTAATTTAATTAGTCTGCATTCTCTAGAACAAGCCATTGAGCATCCAGCCCGAAATAGACAAGATGTACCTGTACCCAAGTGGGAGAATCCTTGGTCTATTAAAACACCTAAAGGATATTCAACCTTATTTGTTCAACCGTTTCATAGAGAATCGGTTTTTACCATTCTTCCAGGAATTGTGGATACCGACACTTACACGGCGCCAATTAATTTCCCTATGATTATGAATGATCCTGACTTTGAGGGGTTAATTCCAAAAGGAACACCTATTGCACAGGTTATTCCCTTCAGGCGTGATACTTGGCATATGAGTTTAGGATCTGACAAAGAACTTAAAGAACAACATAGTATTAGGTCAAAACTAAACAGCAAATTTTTTGATAGATATAAAACTATGTTTTGGAATAAAAAGGAGTATAGGTAATGTGTCCAAACTGCGGTGCAGACTTAGCGCCAATTATTTACGGTAATTGGTCTCAAGAAATGATTCCCTTATTTAAACAAAATAAGGTAATCCTTGCATCTGATAAAAGCCAATACTTTTATGCGCCAGGTTCTCATTGCTTTAACTGCGGACTGTCTTCTGATATAGTTGTACCTATCCCAAACTTATAAAATAGGAGAATCGTGATAACTAAAAAAGAATCTGTTGCGCTTGGTTGGTGCGACAATGGCAACACAGATGGTAAATTTGTAGAAGGATTAGTTTCAATTTTTACCCATGGCAAAAGTCTTGGTCTTAACATAGATTCTTTTGTGCGTGTAGAAGGAAATCAAATAGGAAGACAGAGGCAAGCACTTTTTGATTGTTGGGCAAATGATTCACAAGATGATTGGTTGTTATGGATTGACTCTGACATTCATATAACTGCAGAAACATTAAAGAAAATTTGGGATACGGCAGACAAAGAAAAAAGACCAGTTGTAAGTGGAACATATTTTATTTCTAAACAATTAGATGGCTCTCTTATGGTACCTTTTCCCGCACTATTTAATGACCTGTCTGAGTTTGCTATTGAGTATGTACATCCTCTTCCAGTTGATGAGGTTGTAAGGTGTGATTCTGCTGGAATGGGGTTAGTAATTATGCACCGATCTATTATTTCTAAATTAAGAGAAAAATATCCAAATCAGTCTTTATTTGCAGAACAAGAGGGGATTGAAGACGAGTATATTGGTGAAGATGTTGTTTTCTTTAGAAAATTAAAAGCAGCAGGAATTCCATTACATGCACACACAGGCGCTATTGCTACGCACGTAAAAAGGTTTCAATTAAACGTTGACTACTACAACCTATACTGGACTAGCAAGGTTTAATTTTATACTTTATTTCTAGCCTTTTATGTTAGTAAAATAGTTAACATTTAAAATAAAACCCCCCAAGCCAAAAGCAAGGGGGGTATTTTATTTGATATTATTTTTTGTCTTTTTTGCATGGATATTTGTTGTACCATTCCTGATACCGTGATCCATTCAGGGTAGTCCAGGAAGACCAGTCTTTACCACCTTTAGTCATATGATGTGCTATCTGTGCGTTTTTAACTGGGTTAAACAGTTCAGAGTTTGAACCTAATTCAAACTTCTCCCTGCGATCTGGCCCCAAGTCCCCTATCATGTTTATTTGAAACATTCCATAAGAACTATCTCCAGTTTTAGGATTACCATTAAAAGCATGTGGTCTAGCGTTGGTTTCGGCCATAGCAATTGCACAAGCAGTTCTTAAAGCATTTCCTTCAAACCCCACATGCTTTAACAAATCAACTAATTCTTCATTGGTTAATTTATCAGCATTTTCATATTTTTCTAACTTTTTATCTTTAGAAACCAAAAAAGCCACCTCTTGGGTGGCAGACTTAATGGACTCTTTAATTAATAAGTTATTTTCGTTTGATGCTTTTGCTGTACCCACAAAAACGGTACTACAAATAACTAACGATAATACCCCTAGCCAAGCATTAGATTCTCTCATTGTAAATTACCTCCTAGAGAACAAATGCTACCAAGTAGGTAGCATGTATTAATTATACCACTATTTGACCTTTTGAGTCAAATACCCGCATAAAATAAAAAAATATTTATAATATTGTTATTAGTTAATGGTATAATGATAAGATTATGGCTACATTTAGAAATCAATCACAAAGTTCATATTCCGTTGGATCTACCCCGCCAACCGTACAATGGACAGTTGTAAAAGGTGATACCGCTGCATTTAGGGTATACGTAACAGATGACGACAAAGATCCACTAGTTATTTCTGAGTGGACAGTTGAAATGGAAATTAAAAGACCAACAGTAGCGGGTAATCTTAATGATGCAAATCCAACAAGTGTATTAACGTTATATCCAGTAGCCACAGTAGAAGATGGAGATGGAGAGTTTACAGTATCTTTAACTTCGGCAGAATCAAGAAGTCTTAATACAGGTGATATTTTTGATATTGAACTAAGTGATGCAACTAGGGTTTGGACAGTTGCTCGTGGCACCCTAACAATCATTGAGGATATTACAAACGGTCAAGAGTCATAATGGCCTATGCTGTAATTGTTGATACAGATAGTCAAAAATTAAAAAGAATAAATTCTGTTGGCTACCCACTATCTGAAATAATTTACAAAGCAAATTCAGTAAAAATTAATGAAATTTTACCCTTTAGAATTAAATTTACCACAATAGGAATTGCTCCAGCAAATGCAAATATCCCTGGAATTGGTCTTCAAGTTATTGGTGTAAATAACTATATACTTTAACATATAATGATATAATTACACTATGGCAAAGATATCAACAGCAAACGTTAAGGCCCTGTTTGAAACAGGAGATAGACCAACACAGGCAAACTACGAAGATTTAATTGACAGCACTTCTGCTAGGTCTACAGATCTTGGTTCAGATGGCAATAACGAGTCAACAATTAATGGAATTGAAAACTCAACAGTGTTTGATAACTTTTTAGCAAGCGAGTTTAGATCAATGAAGTATATGATCTCACTTAAATATGTAGCAGGTGGAGGAAACAAATACTCTGCTACTGAATTATCTATATTAGTTGACGGAACAGATGTATCCGTTAGTCAATATGGAATAGTTGAAAATGATGGGAATATTGGCACCATCTCTGTTTCACGGGCTGGAGATACAGTTTCATTAACTGTTGTTCCAGTTGGGGGAATTACACCTATAACTCTACGCTATATGCGTATGGGATTAAAGGCCTAACCAAGGAGATAAAAGATGGCAACAGTAACAAAAGACTTTAGAGTAAAAGCGGGACTTGTAGTTGAGGGATCAACTGCTACCGTTAACTCTCACGATATATTAACAGAAGCATTAGTAGACGCCAAAGGTGATTTACTAGTAGCATCTGGTGCAGACGCAGTAACTCGTCTTGCCGTTGGAACAGATAATTATATTCTTACAGCAGACTCAAATGCAACAGATGGTATTGCTTGGAAGGCACCACAAGCAGTTGGTGTTTTTGAATCTTCAATTACATTTGAAGGTGCAACAGCAAACGATTTTGAAACAACTCTTTCAGTAACAGACCCAACTGGAGATCGCACAATCACACTTCCAGATGCAACAGGAACTGTAGCACTTACTGCTGATATTACATCTGCAATAGATGCAATTTCAACAACAGTTATTGAGGAAGGTACAAACCTTTACTTCACTGATGAAAGAGCACAAGACGCAGTAGGTAATGCGGTCGGAACTGGTCTTACATACACAGACAGTACTGGAGCAATTTCTGTAACAGCAAATACTTTTGATGCATTTGGTGCAGCAGCATCAGCACAAACTGCAGCAGAATCAACTGCTTCAGGATATGTTTCAACTCACGCAGGACTTACATCAACTCACGGTGTAACTGGTAATATCGTTGGAACAAGCGATGCACAGACTCTTACAAATAAAACACTTACATCACCAGCAGTAGACGGCAATGGAATTGTGTTTGAAGGTGCTACAGCAAATGATTTTGAAACAACGCTTACAGTTACAGATCCAACCTCAGACAAGACTATCACTTTGCCAGATGCAACAGGTACTGTTGCTCTTACAAATAACAAGTTAGATGTTTTTGCTGCAACAACTTCATCAGAACTTCGTACAGTAATCTCTGATGAGACTGGTACTGGAGCACTTGTTTTTGCTGATACCCCAACACTTGTAACACCAAACATTGGTGCTGCAACTGGTACATCTTTGGTTCTTTCAGGGGACCTAACAGTTAACGGTACAACAACTACAATTAACTCAACAGAAATCACAATTGATGATAAGAACCTTATTCTTGGTGCAGTAACATCTCCAACAGACGCAGGAGCAGACGGTGGTGGTCTTACTCTTAAGGGTGCTACAGACAAGACTTTTAACTGGGTAGATGCAACTGATTCATGGACATCTTCTGAGCACTTAGATCTTGCTTCTGGCAAGGTATTAAAAGTTGCTGGAACTCAAGTTCTATCAGCAACAGAATACACAGGAAATGCTGCAACAGTAACAAATGGTGCATATACAACAAACAACTTAGGTGTATTCGCAGCAACAACTTCAGAACAACTTGCAGGAGTTATCTCTGATGAAACAGGAACTGGTGCTCTAGTATTTGCTAATACACCAACTCTTGTTACTCCAGTACTTGGTGCAGCAACTGCTACAAGCATTGCTCTTCCAGATGCTCTTATGGGTTCTGCTCTTGCTACCGCTTCAGCCTCAGCAACAACAATTGACTCTTGGTCAGCAACAACATACTCAAGTGCTAAATATATCGTGCAGATGAAAAAGGGTACAGATATTGAAGTAATTGAAGTTCTTGTAACAGTTGATGGATCAAACAACGTTTACTTAACAGAGTATGCAGATGTAATCAGTAACACTGAACTAGGAACAACTAACGCTGTTTACAGTGGTGGAAACGTTCTTCTTCAGGTAACTGGTGCATCAGCAGATACCGCTGTTAAAGTACACAAAATTTATATTGAAGCATAACTAGAATAGAGGTCGGAAGTGGCAACTACTAATAGAGACTTTAGAGTAAAGCACGGCATTGCAGTAGCCGATGGCGGTACTTTTGGAGGAACTGTTACAGTTGCCACTCCTACTGAAAACGCACATGCAGCAACAAAACTTTATGTAGACAATGCAGTAAGTTCACCAACAATTCCAGTTAGTGAAACACAGCCAGTTTCTCCAGATAATGGAGATTTATGGTTTGACACAGTAACACAGCGTGTTCACGTTTATTATAGTAGTCAATGGATTGCTATTGCAACACTTGAAGATGCAGAAACGCTACAAGACCATATTCATGACACATCAATTGATGGAACTGGATTGGTTGTAAGTAGATTTATTGATGCTGGGTTTTATTATGAACCTGGAGTTCTTGTAAGTGCTGGACTTTATAACACTACAGAATTTGAAGCAACGTATGACGGCGGGATAGCAACAGATAATTTTAATTAATTATCTGTTATAATATAACTAAGTATAGGGAGTAACATGGCAACCAGAATGCAACAGCGTAGAGGAACTGCAGCGCAGTGGATCTCTACAAACGGAGGAGCAGGACCAGTATTAAATGCTGGCGAAATGGGTTGGGAATCAGACACAAATAAATTTAAAATTGGTGATGGTGTAAATAACTGGACAAGCCTAGACTACTTCTCTGATGTTAACTCTACCGTTAACCCTGCTTTTGGTTCAAGCATTACTTTTGAAGGCGCTACCGCAAATGATTTTGAGACAACTCTTGCAATAACAGACCCAACTGCTGACCGTACAATTACTTTTCCAGATGCAACAGGCACAGTAGCCCTAACATCTGATATTTCAGAACTTTCACAAGATGCTATTGATTCTGCACTAACTGCGGGTACAGGTATAACAAAGACTTATAACGATGGCGCAAACACACTAACTTTGGCAGTAGACACCACAACAATTCAGGCTCGTGTTACAGATGTGTCTGATACCGAAATTGGATACCTTAATGGTGTTACTTCAGCAATTCAAACCCAACTAGACGATAAGTCAACTGCTTCAAAAACAGAAACACTTACAAACAAAACTTTAACTTCTCCAGTAATCAATACACCTACTGGAATTACAAAAACAGACGTTGGTCTTGCAAATGTTGATAATACAACAGATGCAAATAAACCAGTCTCAACTGCAACTCAAACAGAACTTAATCTAAAAGCAAATCTTTCAGGAGCAACATTTACTGGGGCGGTATCTGGAACAGATTTAACTCTTTCTGGTAACTTAACAGTTAATGGAACAACAACAAATATTAATTCAACGAACCTTGTTGTTGAAGATAAAAACATTGTTCTTGGAGACACTACAGAACCAGCAGACGCAACTGCAGATGGTGGCGGTATAACATTAAAAGGAACAACTGATAAAACCTTTAACTGGGTAGACGCTACAGACGCTTGGACTTCATCAGAACATATTAATCTTGCTTCAGGCAAGTCATATCATATGAATGGCACTTTGCTTAAAGATGTTTCAGAAACCCTTACTAATAAAACATTAGGAAGTGCGGTAGCAACAACATCATTTACTCTTAATGCTACAGCAGAACTTAGACTTGCAGATACAGACTCAAGTCACTATGTTGGTTTTAAATCTCCAGAAACTGTTGCAGCAAATAAGGTATGGACACTTCCTTCAACAGATGGAACTGCTAATCAGGTTTTAACAACAGATGGCTCTGCAATTTTATCTTGGTCAACACCTGCAGCAGGAGTAGACGAAGCAATCATAATTATGGGTGCTTACTAAAATACAAAGCACTAACCCTTAACTAAAGATTAACACGCCTTAAACAAGCGTGTTTTTCTTTTTAATTCTATGATATACTTAACACTACTTTGAATTTTACAAAGTACTTATAGTATTTTAATAGAAAGTTGGAACATAAATGTCAGATATTTTTTCTTTTCGTTTGTCAGATGAGTTTGTAAATAAATATATTGAGGCACCAGCCCCATTTGGCTTTTCAGATGCTGGGTCAAACTCTTTAGGAGAGATTACCTTTATACGTACATACTCTAGGATGAAAGATAATGGAACTAAAGAAAGATGGCATGAGGTTTGCAAGCGAGTAATTGAAGGAATGTACTCTGTACAAAAAAACCACGCTAAAGACAATAGACTTCCATGGAATGATAATAAGGCTCAAAAGTCTGCTCAAGAAGCCTTTCAAAGAATGTTTGAATTAAAATGGACTCCGCCAGGTAGAGGACTTTGGGCATTTGGAACTCCAATGACTATGGAAAAACGTAACTCTGCCTCTCTTCAGAATTGCGCTATGGTTTCTACTCGTGATATTGATCGTAATGATCCAGGAGCACTATTTGCTTGGGTTATGGATGCTTTAATGTTGGGTATTGGAGTGGGGTTTGATACCCTTGGTCAAGACAAAGAAATGTCAATCTATTCTCCAACAGAACCAGAAAATGTATGGGATATTCCAGATACTCGTGAGGGTTGGGTTGACTCAGTAAGAATGCTTTTAAACTCATACCTGCGCCCCAATCAGGCTATACAGAAGTTTAATTATGACCTTATCCGTCCACTAGGTGCCCCTATAAAAGGCTTTGGAGGGGTTGCTAGCGGTCCAGAACCACTCATTGCACTACATAGTAAGATAGACAGGGTAATTGGCGGTAGAGCAGGAGAAATACTTGATTCTCGTGCAATAGTAGACATTGTAAACCTTATTGGTACGTGTGTTGTTTCTGGAAATGTTCGTCGTTCTGCTACCTTGGCTTTAGGACTACCAGAAGATAAAGATTTTATTAATTTAAAAAATGCAGAGGCTTTTCCAGATAGAAACTCATTTGATTCAGAAAATCCAGGATGGGCTTGGATGTCTAATAATTCTATCGCTGCAGAGGTTGGAACAAAATATGAAGACTATGTTGACTTAATTGCAGATAATGGTGAGCCAGGATTTATTTGGTTAGACGTTGCTAGAGATTATGGAAGATTAGCGGATGCTCCAGACCATAAAGATTCTCGTGTTATGGGATTTAACCCTTGCGCCGAACAACCCTTAGAAAGTTATGAACTATGTACACTGGTAGAGGTTCACTTAAACCGTCATGAAGATAAAGAAGATTTTCTTCGTACGTTAAAGTTTGCATATTTGTATGGAAAGACTGTTACATTAATGCCAACACATTGGCAAACCACAAATGGAATTATGCAACGTAACCGTCGTATTGGAACATCGCTAACTGGCATTGCGTCATTTGCAGATACAAAAGGCATGCCAATAATTCGTGAATGGATGGACGAAGGGTATAAAAAGATTCGTTCATACGATCACTCATACTCAGAATGGCTATGTGTACGTGAATCAATTCGTGTAACTACCGTCAAACCTTCTGGCTCTGTATCTTTGCTTTCTGGTGCAACTCCTGGAGTTCATTGGGGTCCTGGAGGAGCATTCTATCTTCGTGCTATTAGGTTTGGAAATACAGATCCAATGCTTCATTTATTTAAAGCAGCAGGGTATAAAATTGAAGCAGACCTAGTATCTGCAAACACATCAGTAGTATATTTTCCAGTAGCGTCTGGACATCCAAGATCTGAAAAAGATGTAAGTCTTTTTGAAAAAATTGGTTTGGCTGCTACTGCTCAAAAGTATTGGTCTGATAATGGAGTATCGGTAACCTTATCATTTGACAAAGAGTCTGAGACCAAGCACATTGCCCCAGCATTACACATGCATGAAGGTCAACTAAAGGCAGTTTCATTTTTACCTATGGGTAACAAGACTTATCCACAACAGCCATACACAAACATCACAAGAGAAGAATATAACTCTTATGTTGGTAAAATTGGTAAAATTGATTGGTCTGCTATTTATGATGGTAAGGATAATCTTGATGCAGAGTCTGAAAGGTATTGTTCAACAGACGCTTGCGAAATTAAACTATATTAATTTTCGTCCTGCTATAATAAGGGGATAGGAGAAATATGTCTACCCCATCAAATTTATATGCAGAAAAAATATATTCTGAGCATCCAGTAGTCTTGTGGGCCTTAGACGACAAACTTGATTATAAGAGTTTAATATCTGAAGCCCAACGCAATCTTGCAACTTTCTGGACACCAACAAATGCTGCTCTTGCAGCCTCTGCTGCAGATATAAACAAACCTTTTGTAGATAGTCATTTATCAAGAATTAGGGTTGACGTACCTTTATCAGAAACGCTTGAAGCATCAGTTATTAGTCCAAACATACTTAACCTTAATACTTTTGAAGATCTTGGAACTTTTACTGTCGGATCTTATTTTTATTCAAATAGTTTATTTTTACAAACAGTGTCAATAGGGTACGAGTACACTGATCCAGACACGTCATTGATAGTTCAAAATTTAAAAACTTTTACAACAACTCTTTATCAAAAATGGGGATTTATTTCTGAAACTTTTGAAATACCAAATGTTTCTGCACAACTAAGGATTGTTTTTAAGATTAAAGTTTTTGAAGGATCAGTAACTTCTGAAGATAATGAATTTTATGTTAATGGTATTACCTTGGGGCAATGGAATGAAGAGTTTAACACTTATTCTTTAAACGGAATAACAGAAATTGAAGTTCCTTCAGATATAAGTATTTATGGCGGATACAATGCGGTAAAAGCAGAAGCATACGGAATAGCAGAAGATTCTGGATACTATATTACTGAGGGTGGGTTAAAATGTAAAAATACTGGCATTCCATTAGTTTATGGTGCCAGCGGAGTAACACGATTAGAACCAAACACTGATGCATCTTTGATTATTCCAGGAAAAGGATTTTTAAATAAAAAAGGACAATACAACGACTACACTATTGAATTTTGGGCAAGAATAGCAGCAAATACATCTACACCATTTAAAGTATTTGGCCCAATATCCTCAGAGGATGGGTTATATGTTGAAGATGGATTTTTAACATTAGTTGTTGGAGATCAATTTGCATCGCACTTTGTAGGCGAATGGTTTAGACCAATGCTTATTCATATTCGTTTAATTAAAAATTCTGCATCTTTGTTAGTTAATGGTGAAGAAGTTTTATCATTATCTTTAGATACCGCTAGTTTAATTTTTCCAGAAGAACTTGACAACAGCGGAAATAGTCAAGACTGGCTAGGCTTTTATGCAAGCAGCAACGTATATCCATTTGAACTTGATTGTGTTGCTATATATTCTTACCAAGTTCCAATTACAGTTGCAAAACGTAGATGGGTTTATGGTCAAGGGGTTATTTCTGCAGAAGGAATTAATTCGTCTTATGGCGGAACCACCGCTTTTATAGATTATTCATTTGCAGACTATACCGCTAATTACAATTATCCAGATTTTGCTGGCTGGGATCAAGGCAGTTTTGACAATTTAACAACTACTCAAACAAGTTTAAGAACTCCAGATTATAATTTGCCAGAAATATTTTTAGGCACTAAAACATTACAAGATTTATACGACGACAACAAAGATGCACAAGATAATGAGTCTGGGCCTGTTATTAATAATAAGTTTTTATCATTTAGACCTAACAACACTTGGAATTCTGTTGAGTCATACATAAATTTTTCAACATTTAACTTATTGCCAAGCGAAGTTGAAAGTTGCTATGGAGTGTTTAGTTCGCACAACTTAGCATCAGATGAAATATTATTTAAAATATACAACCCTTTAAATAATAACTACTTTACAATTTTTAAAGATGGAAATTTAATTAAATATTCTTTAACCTATAATGGAGTTACCCAGTTACTTTTTACTTCTAGCGCCATTTCTGCCAACAGTCTTTTTTCAGTTGGATTTAATATAAAAAAAATGTCAGAAAAATTTGGCAGCAACGTAAATTCATTTTTTGGAAATCAAAGTTCGTTAAAAATGTATGTGTGTGGAGAAGATTCTGGAGAGTTTACATTTACTGGAAGGCTTTATTCTGTAGGATTATCTACAACATTAAATTCTACAAAAATAACAGATTATGTTGACATCAACGGATTTATTGAAATAGATAAGGGTCAAGAGTTGATCAACCATACTTCTAGTTACACTATACTTCCATCAGAGGCTTATGAAAAATATTTCTTAGACATAGGTGTTGCTGGATCCTGGCAAGACTACCTTCCACTTTCTTATTTTGCTCAGTTTGTAAAAAATAGTAACAATCAAGAGTTTTATGAAATAGATTTTTTACAGTTTAATTTAGGGTATCCAACAACAACTACTTTAGAACAAGAGTCTGGGGCATCTTCTTATTATTACAATACAGATGGTGCACAGATAAAAAGTTATGTAACATTTCAATATGTTGCCGATGGTGCAAATAACCCCAATCTTTTTGCTAATGAAGAAGCGCCAGATGAGCATAAAGTGCTTGACTTAAATAATTATGAAAATTGGGAAACAACTAGATTTGAAGTTTTGAATAATACATTAATTTATCCAATTAAGTCGGTAGACTTTAATCAACTTGCAATTGTCTACAGCCTTGAGTTCAATAGTCGTGGAGTTTTAACTAAGCCGATTTTATTAAATAAGTTACAGTTGGCATCTCAGGCATTTAATGATAACTCTTTTAATCCCATAGGAACCAGATTTGGAGTAGACCTGTTTCCATATAAAAAGAATGGTATTTATTTTGATTATAAGTCTAAAAATCCTTTTAGTATATATAAAGAAAGCACCCCATACCTACATTTAACGAAAACATCTGGAATTGAGGTTCGTGGTGAAATTAACATTTTAGAAAATCGTGGAATAAATCTGCCGATTAACAGGGAGTTAGCAACAGAATATAAGGTAAGTGCTATGCAGTTGTGGTTAAAGTATGATCAAGACGCATTTCCAGCAACAGCAACAGAGATTTTTGAAATTAATCATAAAGATGGAACTTTAAAATTTTACTTACAGGCAAACAGTGAAGACTTAAATAGAGGTAGGGTGTTTGTTTTAAATCAGAACGGTGTTCCATACAATGGTGTTGGATTTTATTTAAATGGAATTTTAGTAAAAGAACCAGTTTTATCTCTTAAAGCGTGGTCTTCAATAGGTATATCATTTTTAACTTCTCTTGTCTATAATTCATATCTTGGAAGCATAAATTTGACTGGTCCGATATTATTTAATAATATTGCATATTATCAAGCAAACAGCCTACAGGAAGTTGAAAGTAGAACATTTAGGCCATGGTTTAAGGTATTAACAGACGGCATTACGACAAATGACTGGCAGTTCTGGTTCAATAACTTTACCTGGGACGGTATGTTAGTAATAGGATCATCAGAGTTCTATGGAATTAATCCATCAGATATTTATAAAACGTATACAGGCACAAATAAAATAATTGTTGATGATGGAGAAGGCTTAGTCTATCAGCCTGAAAAATTAAATGTGTATGCAGAAGTAGATTGGTCAACTAACGTATCCACACCAGTATAATCTGCTATACTTGTGGTTATGGAATCTTTAATTAATCCAAAAACTGGTAAGCCTTATGTCAAAAATGTACGTCGTCAGGTAATAGATAAGCATTATGACTGGGGTCTTTACGTATATAAGACATCTGCTGGTAAATGGTTTACGGACGAAGAAGGCTCAGTTCTAAATATCCCGTCCGACCGTGGAGACATTGCAAAAATTGCAGAGTTAAAAAAGGTTGCAATGCATCACGGAGATGATGGACTTGGTAAAGCGGTATTTGTTCCAGGGCTAACTCAGGTTAGTGAAGAAGAATATTCTGAACAAAAAGCAAGATTAAAAGAAGGATTAATTCCTTCAATGAATGACTTAGGTGCTTGGCATGCAGCACAACAAACATTAGAAAAACATGGAAGAGGAGCAATGGATGAGTGAAGAACAGTATATCCGTGCAAGTCTTAATACAGAAGAAAAACAAGACAACATTTTTAAATCACATGACCCATTTAACAAAACTTGGGATGTTTTAAAAGATTATGTTGGGCTTGACCAAAACTTTCGTCGTAGAACAACTCGCAATTTAACAAAATATGCTGCACCAGAATTTAATGAAGCATACTTAGACGCAGCAAATGCAACCCCATCTGGAGTAAATGCGGGATCTAAGCAAATCAATCCAGGCACGGTATATAGAAATGGTTACGGACTATTTGACGTAATCACTCCTCCATATAACATGTATGAGTTAGCCAACTTCTATGACACATCATTTGCTAACCATGCTGCTATTGACGCTAAAGTAGAAAACATTGTTGGTCTTGGATATCGCTTTGATATTTCAGATAGAACTTTATTAAGGTTTGAAATGAATGACGATGCAGGTGCGGTAAGCCGTGCTCGTAGTCGTATTGAAAGAGCCAAGATTCAAGTACGTGACTGGCTAGAAAATTTAAATGATGATGACAGTTTTACAAAAACAATGGAGAAGGTTTACACAGACCTTCAGGCAACAGGTAATGGTTTTATTGAAGTAGGTAGAACAACTGCTGGAGAAATTGGCTATGTTGGACATATTCCAGCAACAACTGTCCGCATACGACGCTTGCGTGATGGGTTTGTACAGATTATTGGTCAAAAAGTAGTTTACTTTAGAAATTTTGGAGCAAAAAATGCAAACCCTTTGGGTACTGATCCACGCCCAAATGAGATTATCCATTTAAAACAATACTCACCTTTAAATACATTTTATGGTGTTCCAGATATTATTGCAGCAATGCCATCTCTTATCGGAGATCAACTTGCCTCTCAATACAATATTGACTACTTTGAAAACAAGGCTGTTCCGAGATATGTTGTAACCCTAAAGGGTGCAAAACTTTCAGGTGATGCTGAAGATAAAATGTTTAGATTTTTACAAACTGGGCTTAAGGCTCAGTCACATAGAACACTTTATATCCCGCTTCCTGGAGACACAGAGGGGAATAAAGTTGAATTTAAGATGGAACCAATTGAAAACGGTATTCAAGATGGCTCATTTAAAGAGTATCGCAAGCAAAACCGTGATGATATTTTAATTGCACATCAAGTTCCTATTTCAAAACTAGGTGGTGCAGACTCTGCAAGCATCGCAGCAGCACTTTCTCAAGATCGTACATTTAAAGAACAGGTTTCTCGTCCAGCACAAAGACATTTGGAAAAAGTTGTAAACAAGATTATACGAGAAAAAACCGACATCCTTGAACTTAAATTTAACGAACTAACCCTAACTGACGAAATTGCACAATCTCAAATTATTGAAAGATACGTAAAAACTCAAGTTATGACTCCAAACGAGGCTCGTGAAAAATTAGACTTGCCATTGAGAGTAGACGGAGATGAACCATTTGTGATGTCACCAAGACAGGCAACTGATGCTAGAGCAAATTTGGCAGGAAACCGTGAAAGAGATTCAGAAAGAACAAATAATAATTCTGACTCACCAACTACAATATCTGGACGAAATGCACAAGGTGAAGGTAGATCGTCTCAATAATTGAGAAAAGTATATAAACCAGTGCTATAATTATAACGTTATGTTAATAAATAAGGCTCATTGGGAAACTAAAGGTGACAATGTTCGCCTTTCAATGCCCATTGGAAAAATAGACGTTGAACGCCGTATGGTGTCTGGTTTTGCTACGCTTGACAATGTTGACCGTCAAGGTGACATCGTTACAACAGAATCTAGTATAGAGGCTTTTAAGAATTTCCGTGGCAATCTTCGTGAAATGCATCAGCCAAGTGCTGTAGGAAAAATTGTTTCTTTTAAAGAAGATAAGTATTTTGATCCTAGTGACAAAAAATTTTACAGCGGAGTTTACGTATCTGCTTATGTTTCTAAGGGTGCACAAGATGCATGGGAAAAAGTTTTAGACGGAACATATACTGGTTTTTCAATTGGCGGAAACATTAAAACTTGGGACGATGCTTATGATGAAAAAATTGACAAAACAGTTCGTGTAATTAAAACTTATGAATTGCATGAACTTTCTCTTGTAGACAATCCAGCAAATCAGTTTGCAAACATTGTGTCTATTGAAAAAGTAAATGGACAAAACGTTGTTGAAGGTTATTTGTCAAAAACAGAAATTGAAAACGTATTCTGGGATTCAGAAAACGGCATTGTTATGGTCTCAGACTCTGATTCAGTAACAAGTCCAGTAACTGGAAACAAAATGCAAAATATTGGCTTTATAGAAAAAAACGATAAAGATAACGTAGAAATGATAAAATTCTTAGTTGATAGTGCTAAAGGCATTAATACAATTAAGATTACTAAGGAGGTAAATCCAATGACAGAATCAACAGAAGCAGTTATAGAAACTGCAGTTGAAAATGCAGAGGTTGCTCCAGAGGCACAGCCAGCAGAGGTAACCTTAGAAGCAGCAACAGAAGTTGTTGCAGAAGCAAAAGAAACCCCTGCAATCGCTGAAGAAGCACCAGCAGTTGAAGAACTTGCAGTTGCTAAGTCAGATGATGCTAGTGCAGATTCTTCTGTTGCAAAAGCAGCAGTTGAAGTAGAGAATGCAGTGGAAAAATCTGTTGCAGATGTTAAAGAAGAAGTTGCTAAAGCAGTTTCAGAAATTAATAGTTCTCTTACTAATGCCTTTGGCGATCTTGCTGAAACTATTAAATCTCTTAATGAGAAAGTAACAGCAGTAACAAAATCTCTTGAATCGGTAACATCTGATGTTAATGGAATCAAGAACAACTTTAACGAGTTTGGCAAGCGAGTAGATCTTGTAGAACAAGATACCGCTTTCCGCAAGTCTGGCGATCTAGGCGAGATCGTACAGGAATCACCACAAGTGATTCATAAAACCCTATGGGGCGGTCGTTTCCTCACAAATGCCGACCTATTTAACTAAGGTAAAAAATCACTAGGAGGTGAAAAATAATGTCGGAACAAAACACAAAGATAGAAAAAAACTATCCAGGTTCAGGAGATGGCGCAGAGATTAACTCAGCGGGATCTTTAGTATCTGGTGGTGTTGGTAGTGCTACTGGTCTGGATGCTGCAGGATCATCTGTAGGTTCACAACTTGGTCACACTGCTACTGCAGGCTTCGGTTCAACAACTGGAGATAACGCAGTAAACCCAACTGGTAACGCAGGAGGTATCCTACGTCCTGAACAAGCACAACGCTTTATTGATTATGTATGGGATGCAACTGTCCTTGCTAAAGATGGCCGTCGTGTCACCATGAGAGCAAACACCATGGAAATTGAAAAAGTCAACGTCGGAGAGCGTGTAATTCGTGCAGCATCACAAGGCTCACCAAACTACACAAACACTGGCGCTAGATTTACAAAAGTTGAACTAACAACAAAAAAGATTCGTCTTGATTGGGAAGTAGCAACTGAAGCACTTGAAGACAATATTGAAGGCGGAGCATTGGAAGATCGTCTAGTACGATTAATGACCAACGCATTCGGTAACGATATTGAAGATCTTGCTATCAACGGTGATGGAGCAACAGGAGATTTCTTGTCCATCATGCCTGGTTTCGTAAAGCAAACTCGTGGAACAGTAGGAAATGCTGCTCACGAATATGCTGCAACAGTATCAGACAACAACTTTACTACATCAGTAATGCAAGGCTTGCTATTGGCAATGCCTCGTAAGTACCGTGCACTTAAGAGCAATCTTAAGTTCTACGCAGGTACTGATGCTTTTGCTGGTATTGTTCGTAACAACGGTACATTAGCAGATGCTATCTCAGCAGCGTTCTCTGATCGCACTGGTAGCACACAGCAAAACCGTCAAGATTACATGGATGGTGCTGCACAGACATTTGGTAATGCACGTACAACTCGTGTACTAGGTGTAGATGTACTAGAAGTTCCTTACTACCCAGCAGGTTATGTTGATTTAACATTCCCTTCTAACCGTGTATGGGGCTTCCAGAGAGACATCACTGTAAACCGTGAATACAAACCAAAGAAAGACACAATTGAATACACAGTATTCGTACGATTTGGTCTTGCTTGGGAAGAACTAGATGCAGTCGCTTATGTTGACTCAGATAGTGCTGATTCCTAAAATATAATCATCACGTACTAGGGAGGACGGCATAATAACCGTCCTCCTTATTGTCATTATAATGGTATAATTACAAATGGACAATGGAGAAAATATGAATTTAACAATGGATCAACTAAAAGATAAAACAGTAATGGCATTAAAGGCATATGCAAAGAAAAACAACATAGAATTATTTGAATCAAACACAAAACTTGAAATTTTAGAAATTTTGGCTAGTTGGATTCCGCCAGAAAAAACAGAAGAAACTGCAGAAAAAGCAGGTAAAGATAAAAACTTAACAAACAAAGTAGCACTATATTCAGGTAGAAATATTCACATGGATAGCCTGGGCGCATTAAGCGTGGGGTATAACATAGTCTCAAAGGAGGCATCGGAAAAGTGGCTTACTCACAGGTTAGTACGTATAGCACAACCTGAAGAAGTAGCATCTTATTACGCTAAAGCATAATGTCAACAATTCTTCGTCTACCACCATATCCTTTAACTGTTAAGTATACAGTTCCAGACGCTAACGCTAAGTATGTTATAGTCATTGAAGATGTCGCAGAGCAATCAGAAATTGCCTCTTACAGAACATCCGACGCCAGCAAACAGGTTAGTTATGTATTAGATGATGATTTTATTAAATATGATAAATCATATGCTTTGACAATTTATGAAGATTTAGAAGAAAGTGGCATGGTTGTAGCAGATCGTGGAGATATAGTTGTTGAAGATAACCTAGAGGTAAAGCGTCCATATGTAGACCCTACACTTTTAGCAGCAGCAAACAATCAAACATCTGCAACAGAAATTGCCAAATATGTAGAGTATGAAAATTTAGCAAGAACAATTATTGATTCAATAACTGGTGGCTTTTATTATGAACGTGAATTTTTAGAGATTGTTGGACAAGAAGTAGACTATATTCCACTTTGGAAAAAAGTACACAAAATATTAAGAGTATACGAAAATACAGAACTAGTTTATGACATATACAACCCTGATGGCCCAACTGTAGGAGACTACACATACGTAATTACTAAAGATAAGACTGCACTTACAAAAGATCCAACTGCGTCAGAGGGTGCAATAAATAGAGCAGAGCGCCGACCATCAAGAATTCCAATTGGTACGTCAGATTCTTTTTCACTTTTTGATACAGAGGACAGCGGAAACACTATGACCGTAACCCCTGGAGTAGCATTTCCAACAGGAATAGATCTTATATTATTGTTAGAAACTGGATACAAGGTAGTTCCTATTGATATTCAAGATGCTACAAAGTTATTGGTTGAAGATATTAGGTGTGGAAAATTAGATTATTACAAGAGATATATCAAGAACTACAGCACTGATCAATTTAAAATTGAATATGACAAAAGAATGATTGAGGGTACTGGAAATATTATTGTAGACAAGATTTTGTCTAAATATGTTAATAATATTGTTCGTCCTGGAGTGTTGTAATGGATGCATGCGAAGTCACAGACTTTATGTTTCCAATGAAGGCTGATATTTACTTCCCTATTCTTGCACAAGGTGGTTATGGACAACCTACAAAAAACTGGGTATACGATAGAACAATTACTTGTAATGCTACATCTGTAGGTGGGCTAGGATCAGAAGACGTTAAACCAGATAATTTTTTAAAGTATGAAAATAAACTTATTGCAAGAACAAAAGAAGACCCAAGACTTTCTTCAAACAACGCAAACAATGCAACAACAAATATACTTATAACAAATATTAGAGATGCATCTGACAACATTATTTATAAAGAAACAGCAGGAGCAAGATCAGGCAGAGGAACAATATACGAAGTGGCAACAGTTGAGCCATTTACTGGGCCATTTGGACATACAGAATATTATAAAATGTTGTGGCGCAGGGCTGAAAATCAAACTGTAGGTGATTAATGATAATTTCAATGAATACAAAATTGTTTGATAAGCAAATGAAAAACATTGTTGATTATTCTGTTGGATTTTTAGATGGTATACATAAAGGTAAAAAAATATTTTTAGATAAGTTAGGACTTGGAGTAATCAGTGCTCTTGCACAATATGTTGATATTGAAGCAAGATCAAACCCAAAAGCATTACATCATATTTACGAATGGAATCAAACTGGCAGTCCAAATGCAAGACTATTTGATTTAAGATATACTGTTAGCAACCTGGGACTATCTATTAACTCTTCATTTAGACAATCAAGGACAGTATCAGAAAATATGACAATTCCATTTTACAATAAAGCAAAAATTATGGAAGATGGTGTTCCAGTTACAATTGCACCAACTAAGGCCAAAGTCTTAAAGTTTAATGGACCAAGTGGTGAAGTATTTACAAGTAAGACAATTACTGTGGATAACCCTGGTGGAGATATGGTTTATGGCAGTTTTGAAAAAACGGTAGACGAGTTTGTATTAAAATATTTTAAACAATCATTTCTAAAGGCTTCTGGTATTTATGACTATATCAAAAAGCCACAACTATATAAAAAAAATATAAAGACTGGATCAAGAATGGGCAAAATTAAGGGTATTGATACAGGATTTAAATGGATTGCTAATGCAACAATTGGGGTAGAATAAGACCATGACTATATTAACTGACACTGGATTTCCACCAACCTTTTTAAATAGATATGTTTTGTCTGAGTTGGCTCATTATGAACTTGTAGCAGACTCAGATTTAGTAACGCCAAGCCCAATGATTCCAGCACAGTTTCCAACCAATATTGAAGATTTATATAATGACAGTATTCAAATTAGACAGACAGAAAGCCCTATCTTAATTGTTTATGATAGATTAATGAGATTTAGGCCTACCCCGTTTTATCTACATAAAAGAGAGCAGTTAATATATTTTATTTATTCTACAGACGTTGGTAAGTTAATAGACTCCGTTCGTGTTATATCTAACGCTCTTGATCGTGAAGACTCATCCGCAGAAGACGTAAACAGATATAATATTAATAACCCTATACTGGATGCTAATGCAGATATTTCTACTCCGTTTAATCTTATGTTCCACAGTACAAGGGTATACCAGGCAGACGAAAGCAGAGACATAGCAGAACTAGCCTCAGCAAGGACCCTGTTTGTAAACAAGTTAATTGTTGAATATGACTATCATGTTGCAGTTGACTCAGACTCTAGATATACATAAAAAGCGGTATAATTGGTTTTAGAGGAAACACGCCAAACAACTTAATAAATACTTTATGAAAGAGGTGAAATAATATGCCATATAGCCGTGGTACGTCAAATAACATTATCGTGGGTGCAGCAGCATTCTTCATTAATGATACAACTTTGACTCCAGCAACTTTAGCGTCATCAGCAGTGATTGATTCAAGTGAGTCTTACAAGGAAACACTTACATCAGCCGCTACTTATACCAACGTGGGTTACACCATGAATGGTTTAG